ATGACCTGGTTTATTGACCGGCGTCTTAACGGCAAAAACAAGAGCACGGTGAACCGCCAGCGCTTCTTGCGTCGTTATAAAGCGCAAATTAAACAGTCTATCTCCGAGGCCATCAACAAACGCTCGGTGACCGACGTCGACAGCGGCGAGTCTGTCTCCATCCCCACCGATGACATCAGCGAACCGATGTTTCATCAGGGGCGAGGCGGCCTGCGCCATCGCGTACACCCAGGTAATGACCACTTCGTTCAGAACGACAGAATTGAGCGCCCTCAGGGCGGCGGCGGTGGTTCAGGAAGCGGTCAGGGACAGGCCAGCCAGGATGGTGAAGGCCAGGACGAATTTGTCTTCCAGATTTCGAAAGATGAATATCTCGACCTGCTGTTTGAAGACCTGGCGCTGCCGAATCTGAAAAAGAATCAGCATCGTCAGCTTAATGAATATAAAACCCATCGCGCGGGCTATACCGCCAACGGCGTGCCCGCCAATATCAGCGTCGTGCGTTCGTTGCAGAACTCGCTGGCGCGACGCACGGCCATGACGGCAGGCAAACGTCGCGAACTGCGCGAGCTGGAGAGCAGCCTGAAGGTCGTGGAAAACACGGAACCGGCGCAACTGCTGGAAGAGGAGCGCCTGCGTAAAGAGATTGCAGAGCTGAGGGCGAAGATCGAACGGGTACCGTTTATCGACACCTTCGACCTGCGCTACAAGAACTACGAAAAACGCCCTGAGCCCTCCAGCCAGGCGGTGATGTTCTGTCTGATGGACGTGTCCGGCTCGATGGACCAGGCCACCAAGGATATGGCGAAGCGTTTTTATATCCTGCTCTACCTGTTCCTGAGCAGAACCTATAAGAACGTGGAGGTGGTCTATATCCGCCACCACACTCAGGCGAAAGAGGTGGATGAGCATGAGTTCTTCTACTCGCAGGAGACCGGCGGGACCATCGTCTCAAGCGCCCTTAAGCTGATGGATGAAGTGGTGAAAGAGCGTTACGACCCGTCGCAGTGGAATATTTATGCCGCGCAGGCGTCGGACGGCGATAACTGGGCCGACGACTCACCGCTGTGTCATGAGATCCTGGCGAAGAAAATTCTGCCGGTGGTGCGTTACTACAGCTATATCGAAATCACCCGTCGCGCGCACCAGACCCTGTGGCGGGAGTATGAACATCTGCAATCGATGTTCGATAATTTTGCCATGCAGCATATCCGTGACCAGGATGATATTTATCCGGTATTCAGGGAGCTGTTCCACAAGCAAAGCTCAACAACCTCAAATTAAACCCTGTTAATCAGCCAGTTAGCTTTGTTTTACTGGCTGATTAACTATAGTTTTCACGCTTAAAATTCTCCATAATTTTCATTGCCTTAGTTTTTATTTTGGGGAAGGCAGTTTAGTGGCTATCCGGTTAGATAGTGGGTAACTTGTCCTCCCCTATAATGTTAAGAGTGTGAGTCAGTACGCCGTATACAGTTACATCATCCAGCGCGTCGCCTTCTATCGCTTCACCATCTTCAGTTATCAATGCTGCCCCGTATAGCTTTGCAAACTCGTTCCTGCTATCCATTCTTATCAGTAGCGTATCCCCCTGCTCTGGCCTCATAGCAACGTTGATGACAGCCCAACCACATGACGTTTCTATTACCCTGCAGTTCCCATCAATGCCGCATAAAAGATCTATGGTTAACCGCTGTTCCTGGTAATCCATAGCAGGTGAAGGAAAGCCCATCAGAAAACCCTCCCCATGTTACGCAGAATCCAGTATCGGTTCTCGCTGCCGTTTGTTGTCTTATCGGCGAAGTCAGGCTGGTACCGCTTAATCCATGAATTTGCATCTGCCTGGCTGAAATGCCAGTGCCTCTCCTGCAGTTCAGCGATGAATTTGTCTGTATGCAGGCAGAGATAGCCCTTCGGGTTTTGCTGTATGGCCGCAATAAAAGCAGCACGAATATCCGGTTGACGAGGCATGAACGCACCCTCACTCGCTTATTGACTGTATAAATATACAGTAGTATTTTTATAAAAACAAATCAAGCACAGGCAATTTTTCACTTATAAGAGGATCGGTATGTTTGTTGAACTGGTTTATGACAAGCGAAATGTTGAAGGGCTCCAAGGGGCCAGAGAGATCATCTTGGCTGAGCTAACAAAGCGGGTGCACCAGATTTTTCCTGATGCAGAAGTGAAGGTAAAGCCAATGCAGGCGAACGGCTTGAATAGTGATGCCAGCAAAAGCGATCGGGAAAAGCTGAACCGCATGCTGGAAGAAATGTTTGAAGAGTCCGACATGTGGCTGGTTTCTGAGTCCCCGACCGTTCGCCAGGTTGGCCTGTGAATTTTACTCGGGCATGAATACAGAGCAACCAGTTGCCGCCCGTTTTTCATGCGATAGGCGCCAGCCCTATAAAGAGCCACTCTCTTTGTTGGCTTCTAATTCATGAGCGTCATCGAGAGCTTTTTTAACAGCCAGCTGTTTTTGATTCCAGATGCTGTTAGCAGGCATTTCTATTCGAACGCTGACGAACTGATCTGACGGGATATCAACCGGGACTCCATCAGCTAACCCCGCCCGCTCATTTCTGGCAAATTCAGGGGCCGACGGGTGGGTGCGGTGATAGGTTTTAACCAGCACAGAACCGTCAGAATTAACCTTATAATCAAGCCAGATGAGTGGCTGTTTGTTACGGTCAGTAGGAATGTCAAAACCGCCATCTATACCGCCCCATGCAGCATCTGCATTCAAGCCGGTACAACCTTCAATCAGGTATTCCCCAATATCCAGGCGGGTTACGGCGCACCCCTCAGACTCATCGTTAAGCTGGCATGTCCCATTCCCGAACAACTGTACAATAGGCGATGCACCTTTCAGCGTACCATCGGCTGCCCGAGTCGTGTTCCCGGTGTGGTAAATCTTCATCCAACCAGTGTCGACACCATCAGCCATCCCCATAAACTGAATGACTTTGCCGCTGAGGATTAGGGCGGCAAAGGATTGTTGTGCTGCTGCTGAGCTACCGCTCCCAATATTTCTGTCCGATAACCTAATACCTGAACCATACATACCTGGTCCGCCTGACGTGGCAGGAGAGACGTTGCAGAAGCGAGTTCCCTGGCTTTTATCCCAGATGTCGCCAATTACTGGCAAGTTTTTAGAACCTACACCAAATGATCCTGGTGCCAGCACAGTGTTATCACCCTCACCTGTATTTTTGGTTGCAGCAGTTCCTAATTCGAGGTTTGTACGAGCGTCTGCGGCATTCTTTGCGCCGGTTCCGCCGTCTGTGACAGCAAGCGCACCGTTGCTCCCTTTCTGTGCCAGTTTACCGATGCCAGGGATGGTTACGGAGGTGCCGTTAATGGTAACGGTAATGGTCTGGTTGGCTGAGGTTGTGGCGAACGTCTCCCACGCGCCAATGTTCTCGTCATACTCTTTGATGAGCTGCGACATCGCCTGTGCCAACCCGTCGACAGAGATATTGTCGGACACCAGGATTCCATATTTCTGACCACTCAGTGCCGGAGCGGCAGCAGGTGTAACCGTCAACGAGGTGGAGCTGTCCACGCTTAAGATCTGGAAAATTTGTACCGGGCTCGACATGACGATAATCGTCTGGCCAGCGCGAACCTGGCTGGCTGGCGCAGTCCAATTCGTACCCGTCCCACTGGCGGTATTTCCGTTGATTGCGATGGTGCCGGTGTTATAAAGCATATTTTCTCCAGGCAATGAAAAAACCCACCGAAGTGGGTTGTACATTAGGTAAATTTTCTGAAAGGTCAGGCAAATGAGCCTGTTCCTCGGGTAATTGTTAATGTCGGTGCTGATATAATCTTACTGGCTGTTCCTGTCCCTATTACCGTGATGGTCCCGGTTACAGCTGCTGATGTAATTCCCCTCACTGCATGTCTTACGGTCATCCATAGCCCACCAGTCCCGGCAGGCACATTGATTGTGCCGAGATTGCGCGTGCTACCGTTGATATTGAGAGTGATAGATACCGTGGTGGTTCCTGAAAGTGAAGATACAAAAATCAACGCTTCAAGAAGTGCAGACTTAGAGAGTGCTGATGATCCGGAATCATTAAACGTGATTGTTTGTGTCGCAACCCCGCCGCCGGAAATATTCACGTCAGCGCCTATCCCCATGTTTGCTATATCGCCAATAAAACTCGTGGCCTCAACCGCACCTTTGAAAACGCCGTCAGTTGCGATCACCGTTCCACGAATGGTGACGTTATTGAAAACGGCATAACCCGATTTGTTGATGTGCCAGCCGACGTTCCCGGTTCCGTCCCATGTCGTGGACTGGATGTAATCGCCGATCATCGCATTCTGAATCCACCCTGTACCGATGAATGCCTGGTTGATAAAGGTCTGCCCGTTTTGGATCACAAAAGGCAGCGTAACTGTACCACCTGCCTGAGTAGTGACGGCAAAACGGTCGGCCAGGAAGATTACCTGCGACTGCATCCCTGATGGCGTATTTTCCACCCCGATCCCCATCCCTGCGGCGTAATACTGCCCATTACTCGTTACCCCAACTTTGATGTTGTACATTGCGCTGAGCTGGCCGTTTACGTTCGCAATGGCCTGGGCGTTCGTGGTTATAGAGGCTGTATGTCCATTGACGGTCGCCGTTATGGCGTTTATCTGCGTGGCCGTGGCCTGCTGATAATTCGAAACCGTCTGGCTCAGACTGTTGATAGATGCCGTATTGCCGTTGACGTTCGTCTGCAGGCTCAGCAATGCGCGTGCAGTTGCTTCCTTCTCAGTGACGATCACCTCATCAATGCGGTCCAGCTGCGCGCTGTTACCGGCTACCGATGCCGACAGAGTTTTACGCGTGGCCACCTGAGCAAGATTGGCCTGAATAATCGCTATTGCCGAGTTCTTCACGCCTCCCGTCATGCCGTCCATCGACACAGAAATCTCGTCGATCTTCACTTCGGCCTGCGCCAGCCCGTCAGCGTTCTCCTGGATGTCTTTCGCCTGCTGCTCGAGTTCATCGGCATGGTTTTTTATTTCGTCAGCCATGCCAGCAATTTTTTCATTGCTGTCCACCGCGTTCTCGATCAGATCTTTGAAGGTATCAGAGTCTTTGATCTCCTCCAGGATCACGTCTGTGATGTCGGAAACATCGATGCTGGCCTGTCCCCGCACCCATTCTGTGTACCCTGATTCGTTGCCGCTGCGGTCCACCAGCTGCGCGCGGTACCAGAAAATCTGCCCAGCCTTAAGGCCCATCTGCTGATATTTGCGCTGCGGGTAAGGCACATCAGCCAGCAGCATCGCATCGTCCTCGGTACCGGTCAGGCTGTACTGTATTTCCGTCTTCAGCGTGTCGTCGGTATTTGCCGGGAATCCCCAGTTCAGCTCGATACCGAATACCACGTTTTCAGAAGCGATGAAGCCAACCGGCTTCGGTGGGTTGCCCACTTTACCCGTCAGCGTTTTCTCTTCTGAATAGCCCCATCCGGATGAAATTTCTGCGGCATTGATTGCGCGCACGCGCACCAGGTAGCGCCCGGCATAAATTCCGGGGACGTCGAATGACGTTGTGGAGCTGCGCGGCACGTTAACCCAGTTCCCGTCGTTGCGGCGCCACTGCGCTTCATAGGCGATAGCGTTCTGCGCCTGGTCCCAGCTCACGCGCATCGTTTCAACGCTGATATTCTGCTGAACCACGGAAAACGAGCTGATCACGATGTTCGCAGGCGGCGACTGGTTACCAGGCGGGATCACGCTCACCGGCCGCTGGTCGATAATGGCTCCGGTATCGATACGGGCATATTTATCCGGGTCGTGCCATGCGCCAGTAATCGAGAACGTGCCATCATCCTTTTCGGAAACGCTGACAACACGATACTGCTGCGCGTAGAGCTCGTCAGATTCAACCACCCAAACAGCTTCGACCTGTGGCGTCTCACTGTATGCCGTGGTGACTGTGACTGATTCCCCGTTTACGGCCTGAATGGTCCTGCTCTGCGACACTCCGGATGGTAAGTTGAGAATAAGGCGATCACCCGCTGCTGCATCTGCCACGCGGTCAAGTTTGATAACGCGACCGTTAACGGCGCTGATGCGGCCGCCCATAACCTTTCCGGATAGCAGCTCGTCTGCCACGGCGATGATGTAGCCCGGCTGCGGAATGTTGCCGTCCAGCCCGACATCAAACGAAACAACGCGATCCTTGTTGTTGGTGAGAATACCCCAGCGCCCCTTTCGGTTCGCTTCTGACTGCCTGGTGCAGCCGATGGCTGTCATTTCCAGCTGATTGAAGCCGTATCGCGCCACCAGCGCCTGCTCAAAAACCGGCTCCATCGCGTCGGCATAAGCGTTACCCGGATCTGACCATGAAACCAGCGCTGTGGTGTAGCGGCTTTTCGTGGTGCTGCTCGAATAGGTGAAGCGTCCGCCAACAACGTTAGCGCGCGTGTAGCTGTAATCAACATCGCGCGGCATGTCAGCCAGGGCCACAATCTGATCCCCGCCCCAGTAGGTCATGCCACGGAAGATAGCGGCAAAATCACGCAGGACTGTGTAGGCGTCGTTCCGGTCCTGAATGTACACGTTGCAGGTATAACGTGGTTCGGTACCGTTGCCCCCTTTGCCGTCTGGTACCATCTGATCACAATACTGAGCAACCTGATAAAGCGTCCATTTATCAATATTCGCAGCGGTCAAACGGTGCCCCAGGCCGAACCGGTCAGAAACAACCAGGTCGTAAAAAATCCACGCAGGGTTATCCGTCCATGCCCACTTAAACGCACCGGTCCATGTACCGCTATAAGTGCGAGTTTCAGGGTCGTAGGTATCTGGAACGCGGATAACGCGGCCGCGCGGTTCGCATGAAATTTGAGGAATAGAGCCGTTGAACTGGCTTGAGTCAAATTCGATGTAGAGCAGCGCGGTGTTCGGGTAGCGCAGTTTGGCGTCAATCACCTCGGTGAAGCTCTGCAGCGTCATCGTGTCGCCGATCTTCGCGCTGTTGGCGTCAGAGGTAATCTTACGCAGGCGTATTGTCCAGGTGCTGCCAGCCTGCGGTAAATCAATACGGTGGCTGCGCTCATAACCAGACGTCGTTTTGCCGGTCACGCTGGTATTGAGTACCGTCTGCCATGTGCCGCCGTCCGTCTGCAGGTCAATCGCATAATTGACCGAGTAACCCACCAGATCGCCGTCGTCCTCCTGTTTGAAAAGCGAGGGCCATTTTAGACGTAGGCGAACTGCTGAAAGCTGCGTATTGATAAAGGTGCGCGTCCATGCTGTAGCGCTTGATACCTCAGTTCCTACGCTGATTTCGTTTTCGGTACCGGGAATACCCTGAATATATTTTTGCGCCTGCGTTCCCGCGCGAAACTCCCACGTCACGCCGCTAAAGTTTTGGGAACCGTCGGCATTCTCCAACGCCGTTCCGTCCAGGTAGATATCTTTGCCGGTTAGCTGCCCTGCAAACTCCCCTTCCCCAAGCGCAACGAGGATTTTTGCCTTCGCTACAGATTGCAGATCATCAGGCTGTTCGGTAGGGGTTCGTGAACTGGAGCTGCCGCCCTTGCGGCCCTTTAACACTTTATCTGTAGACATATTGCGCCCATAAAAAAAGCCACCCGAAGGTGGCCAGAAAAAAGGTTAGTTATCTACTGCTGATCTTCGACATAAATTCCGGCAGAAATAATCGCTCCGCCTATCCGCCGGCGGCCATATAGGAGCGGTACCGGGTAGCCTTGAGCCGCGGTGTTTGTTACACCACCGAATGCATATGATGCACGGTTATCTGCGCTTTGTTTGCTGGCTAATCCGGTTGGTTGAGGTGATAGCATTTGGACAACCCCTCCAAGGATCAAAGCTCCACCAGCTTGATAGAAAAATGGTGACGCTCCAGCAAAGGGCGTGAAATTCAAAACCACCCCGACAGCCACCAATACCGCGCCTAAAATAGTTTGTAATACACCTGCTTTTTTACTTCCAATCGGCACAGGCATTATTCTGATAACCTCGCCCTTGACAGGAAAGCCTAACTCATCAATGCCAATATTTTTCTTCCCGCGAAAAACCGCATAAGAAAGCCCCCTTTGCTTACTCGTATTCATGAATTTTTCGAAACCATTAATCGTAGCAGCTAAGGCTTTGCAAGCTTCTTGAGTTGTGCTTATTGAGCGGTGATGTGTTTTACCAAAAGTCTTCCCAAGAACGCCGCCGAGCTCAATACGAGTCATTACATCTGACATGAATCACCCCCAATAAAAAAGCCACCCGAAGGTGGCCTTTGTCTATTAAAATTAACTCTAGTTTATCGACATCGGAAGTATGTCAACATTCCCACTCTGATCGATAAATATCCGTAAAACTCGTGGGGTATTTTCTTTAATTGAAAATTCACGCTCCTTTTTAGGCGCACCATTACATAGGCCTTTCCCGGCAAATCCTGCCCCTATCAACACATCGCCAGGGTTAAGGAAAGCAGTGACTTTTTCCCCTGTATCAAGTTCCGCCAAATATTTACCATTGATATAGGCTGTTATAGCGCATCCACCAGCGACAAAACCTTTATCGCGAATGATAGTTACGGCAGTTGTGTTTGTTTTCTGTTGAAATTCTTTTGGTGCTGACACTTCTTTTGCATATTGCGGGAGAACTGGCTCTGTAGAACAACCAGCCATAATTAACAAAGAAAGTGCCAATAATGTTTTTTTCATATCCCTATCCCCTTTGGTTTTGCAAAAGGTTAGCACAGAGATTTGTAACGTAGAATCTTCATCGTCCTTTCTTGCCAGTAGCCACCATACGGCACGCGCTGGCTCAGATGTCCGTACAGGTGGTGCAGCAGCATATTTCCCTCCAGCAAAATTCCCGCGTGATTCCACTTATCGGCCTGGACCTGCATGATCACCATATCGCCGGGTTTCGGTGGCCCGTCGAATTCACGGAATCCGCACTCATACCAGCAATCCTGATAAAAGTTGTCCGGATAGTCGTTTTCCCACCAGGGATAATCCACCCGGTAATCGTGGAGCTCGATACCATGCGTTTGCCGGAAATAGCTCATTACCAGCCCCCAGCAGTCGAAGTGTCCAAGCACAAACGGACGCTCCAGCAGAGGCAGTTCTCCGCGCGGCTGGATGGTGCGTAAATCCCCCTCCGGCCAGCTCACAATATGCCAGGGTAAAAGCGTTGCGTCGCATTGCGCTTTATCCAGTTCGCTCGGTTGCGTTGTGGCGTCAGGGTGACTGTGAACGATGGCGATCACCGTTCCCCAGTCCTCAGCAGCTGCGTAGTCTTCGGGGCAAAGGACAAAATTGTCCTCCGGCGCCGCGGCAAGATTCCGGCACGGGAAATAACGTTCAACGCGGCTTTTCTGCGCCACCACGCCGCAGCATTCGCGAGGATATTTAGCTGCAGCATGCGCCATAATGGCATCAATGGTTTTCTGCCGCATATCAGCTCCTGATCAAAGACGTGCCCGGGAAGCCACCAAACGAGAGCTCGTTATTTTCGCCGAATCGGAGTTTGCAGGCCGTCAGCGTGCCGTTGCATTCATCCAGCGACGGATCGCTTACCGGGTTGTTGTTTTTGTCGAAATAGCGGGTGCCGGCATAGTCGCAGCCGTCGCCGGTACGATATTTATTCCGGATGCACCAGGTACACAGGGAATGAAGCTGTCGCGTCGGGATCATTTGCCCCTGCAGATCCATAGGGCTGGACAGAACAAATTCGACGGTTTCACCGGCAAGCTCGCCCGTTTTCCCGTCGATATACCAGACCTGCAGCTTTTCCTGAGTCGGGTCTGCTGTGGGGTTGCCGTCTGCGAAATTTCTGGCATCGAGATATTTCTCTTTTGTGTCGTGAATAGTGACTTTCGCCTGCAGCAGATCGTCATACGCAAGACACAGGGCTGAAATGGAGCTTTCGATGTTCGCAACCGTCAGAGATGGCGTTGCATTGCTCCCACTGGTTGATTTCTCTAGACCTTCCAGTTGATATGGCCAGGCGGCATATTCATTTCCCTGCCACCAGATTGGTTTCGCCGGAAGCTTGGACTCATCCCCACCAGCGGCGATGATTTCCGCTTCTGTGTGGGGAATGCTGTAATTGTGAAAGCGGAGAACGTCCGTTAGTCCAAAGGAAGAACCGTCCACCTCAATCAGACGAACATCGTTTCCGGATTCCAGCTTCTGATAATCTGCGTTTAAGCTCATGGTTTAAATGCCTGGATAAATGTTGCTTCAAGGTTGAATTTCCCCGCGCCAAGCCCGGTGGGTTTATACGTTTCGCAACGATACAAACCTAAAGGTTCGAGCGGTGGCTTCCATTGAAAGGCTTTCGTTCCTTCATGCCTGTCGAGAAAAGATTTAATGGCAGAAATGTAGGTTTCGTTGCCAGTGAAGTTGAGCGTCCATTGCTGGGTTCTGGTGTTCAATCCATCCCCTGAAACCTGCTCATATCCATCGCCAAACTGAGCTTTTCTGACGCGGAAACTTGTTTCAGCCTCCGCGTTAATCCGTGGGCACCAGGTGAAAGTTTCAATGGCCATAATTATCGGGTTCCTTTCATTGCGTTCCAGATGTCGCCGCCGGGACGAATGTCACGCATCACATTCTGCTTATAACGTCGATCAACAAATTCCCCGACCTCGGCACCAAATTGCTCAAGGCCTGGTGAGGCCTGAGTTTGAGTGTTTCCGTTGCCATCGATGGTGATATAAACCTGTGGTGCCGAAGATACAGACTGACCGCCGCCACCTCCGACCGCACGAACGCCGAGAGAACCATCCGGCGCGCGGGTGAGCGGCATGATCGCCTCCGGCCCAGCCTCGCCCATGATTCCGGCCCCGCCTTTTGCGAAAGCGAACATGGTGGGGTTTCTGACGATCCCATTACTGAAAGCGCTCAGAGAGGGGGAGTCATAAACGCCGCCTTTGGCGTTAAACTGGAAGTTCGATCCGTAACTGGAAACCGCCGTACCGGTGCTGGCTGATGCTCCCGCCCCGCCCCCGAAGAAGCTGCCTACACTGCCGATGAGAGAGCCAAAGATGCCAGAACCGGAAGAGGCCCCACCCATCGCGCTAACCACCGCCATCTGCAGAGCCACTTTTTCGATAATCTGCAGCACAGAAATACCCCACGATTTCCAGCTAACCTTATTGCCTTCTAGCATTGAGGTGACGTTACCAAAAGCGCTGTCGAGTGTGGTTTTCACCCCATCAGAAACCGTGCCGGATACGTTACTGATTTCATCAAACCAGTTTGCATAGCCGCGTGATACTCCGGACATCCAATCCGCTTCAGCTGCTGCAATAGCCTTGTATTTCTTATCCAGAGCATCGAGAGCTGCGGCGCGCTGCGCGATGGCCTCGGTACCGCCGTCCGTTTTAGCAAAAACACGGTCGATCTGTTGCGTCTCGTCGAACCGGCTGCGCTGGCGATCGCTCATGCCTGCGGTTTCGGTTGTCAGCGTCGCCTCATCCCTGAACTTTCTGGCCGCTTCAGTTAAATCCTTCAGGGCATCAGCCTGTTCGCGCTGCTTGCGCACGTTCTCGTCGGCTTTTTGTGTCCATTTTGCCAGCTCTGCTGATGATGCCTGGATCGCCCTGCGCTGCTCGTCGGTCCATTTAGTGCCTGCCTGGTGCGATGCCGCGTAAAGCTCGGATGCTTTTTCGCCTTCCGTCGCCCTGACGCGTTGCACATCGATAGCCACACTCAGATCGGCCATTTTCCGTGAATACTGTTCGGCGGTGCTGGCCGCTTCACGCTCGGCTTTACTCTGTGCTTTCGAGGCGGCGGTAGAGGTTTTTTTTGCCTCCGCAGCCGCTGCATCTTTTTTGGCTGCCTGATCCTTGTTGTAGATGTACTGAGTGTAAAGTGCTCCCGTCAGCTTCAGGTCTTCTGCTTCATACACGTGCTGCTGATGGAGTTTCTCTAAACCGCTTAGGCTGGCCAGCTCGTTATCTCGGCGTGAGCGCTCCAGTGCGGTTTGCTGTTGAGGCGTTGCGTTCGCCAGTGAAACGACGGGCCCGGCATATTGCGGCGGCTTGGCGCCAGCGGTCGCTGACATTGAGCGGTTAAGCAGGTCATACGCACCTTTCAGGATAGAGACGGCGCCAGCTTGTTCGATAGCCTTTTGCGTGGCCAGATCGCTGGCCTGGTTTACCAGCTTCTGCGTTTGCTCGACTTTTGAGGCTGCCTGTTCGCGCTGGTACTCCAGCTGGTTCAGCTTATCGGTCAGCTCGATATTTTTGGCCGTGATGTCGGCCTGGTCCATGAAAGTGTTAATCAGTGTCAGCGTCGGATGGCGGTTATAGTCCTGCTGGATTTGGTCAACCGCCTTAAGGCTGTCTTTCACCTTCGCGATCTGAGAGTCGAGGTCGGCCAGGTCCTGTTTTTGCGCCTGTAAAGATGTACGGGCATCAGCCGCGGTCGAACGCAGGCCAAGCACCGACATCTGCTGGAGCTTGGTGTTGATCTCGTCGAGGTTGTTGGCAAAACCTACCGCCTCACGGTGCACCTGCTGGGTATGCTGATATAGGCCATACATCGCAGCGCCGGCACCGATAATCACTCCAGGCCAGCCACCGAGAATACCAAGAACGCCACTACCCAGGCGGGACATCACCGAGGCTGTATTGGTGAGGTTATTAACGGCCGAAGTCCTGCCAGCAAGCGCCGTATTCAGTGATGCCTGAGCAGCAGCAAGATTACGCTCAGCCACAATCTGAGCCTCAATACTCGTCGCCGCTGCACGCGCCTGTTGAGCGCGGTAAACAGCCTGGCGACCAGCAGCAACGCTAACCTGAGCTCCTCGGACCTGAGCCTGCGCCAGCGCGACCTCGGCGGCCGTATTAGCGAGGACTGCCCGGGTTGACTGAGCAACGCTGCCGACCATGTTGCCAAAATAACGAGCGAGGCCAACACCAACCAGAAGACCGGCTGTATTTGCCACATCATCGATGTTATTCGCCAGACCATCCAGCACGCCAGAAAGCGTGGATGATGCGCCGACAGCATCATTCGCCCCGCCAACCCATGCGAGAAAGGCGTTTTGCACTTTCTGTGCAGATCCGCTGATGGATGCAGGAAGGGTGTCGAATTCTTTACGGAGGATCTCAACGTTGGTCAGCAGCGGGACGATCTTGTTGGTCGTCAGCTCGCCGTTGTTGGCCATATTTCGCAGGCCACCAACAGTGGTACCCAGCCCATCAGCCAGCAGTTTCGCCAGGCGGCCACCGTTCTCCATGATGGAGTTAAATTCTTCACCTCGCAAAACGCCTGAGCCAAGTGCCTGGCTAAGCTGGGTGATAACAGAACTCGCCTCTTCGGTACTGGCGCCAGACAGCTTCAGTGAGGTTGCTACGGTTTCCGTAACTTTTGCGACGTCAGCAGAAGCGTAACCGGCATCTCGCAGGGACTGCGCAATTCTGCTGTACAGGTTGCTGTTTGCCTCTAGGGATGTTCCGGTGCGCTGGCTAATCTCCATCAGCACGCGCTGGGATTGCACGTAATCCTCACTGGAAGAGGACGCAAGGCGAAGACGCCCATTCAACTGGTTCCACGTGTCGGCAAACTGAATCAGCTGATGCGTGGCAAATGCACCAGCCCACGCACCGGCAAGACCGGCAGCAGAGGATCGCACGGTTGCTAGCTGAGAATTCAGGTCAGCCAATGACCGCTGAGTTTCACGCGTGGCCGCTGCAGCTTTTTTCCCGCCCTGTTCCATAGTGCGGTAGTAATCGGTTCCCATGCGGGACGCTCTGGCGATCTCTGACTGGAAAGAAGAAGAGTTCGCCGAAATTTTGATGATTAGCTCGCGCAGCGTTGCCATATTTCACCCATAAAAAAGCCCGCAGCCGCGGGCATCAAAGACTGGACATCCATTCTTCAAGTTCAGAGACTTCAGCGCCTTCTTCCTGCTCACCCCATTTCAGCATCACGTCAGGAATGGTGAATTTCCCGCCCTGAGAGTTCAGCATTGCAACGGAGATCTGCGCCGCCTGAGCATCGGCGCGCCAGTCACCAATCGGACTGATGCGGTCGAACTCGATCCACATTTTGAGCTCGCTGGCGGTCATGGTCTGGCGCAGTTCGTGGAGAGTGCGCCCCAACCGGAGCGCCAGCGACATCAGGAAGAAGGTCAGCGGCTGCTTTACGGCTTTCCCGCTTCTTCCTGGCTCATGCCGAGGTTGAGGGCCTGAGCCAGCAGGCGGGAGTGCACAGGACCATAAATTTTAGATACCTGCTCCTGATCCTCATCGCTGAATACTCGCTCGCCGTTTTCATCCAGCAGAACGTCAATAAACAGAACCACATCAGCCTCTTTGTTACGCAGAAACTTTTCCGCCTCCGTCAGCGTCGGTGCCTCTTCGCCCTCGGCGAGCTGGGGATTAACGATCTCCCGGAATTTCACCCAGGCATCGCCAGAGGGTTCACGCAGCGTTACCTTTGCGCCATCCCATTCAGGGACCGTGATACCTTCTTTGGTGCGATAGGCTTTCGATGCTGTAAGCGCCACGTTGCGTAATGAATTCTGTGATGTTTTTTGCGGCATTTCATTTTTCTCTTGTTACATGATCGGAGGGATAAAAAAGCGGCCGAAGCCGCTCAGGAACCAGACGCGTAGATGCGTTTCGGTTTGCCGCGTACACGCAGAGAATAGGTAGCGCCAACAACGGAAGATGTAGCGGCAGACCATGAGCTCTGGCGTACCTCCACCAGCACGTAGAAACCGTTGCCAGACGGGAATACCACGCGCAGCGCGCGCAGTTCGTCATTTTCGTAAGCGGTCTGCAGTGCCTCCTGTGCTGCTTCATCGCCAACCCAGTTACGGGTAATGCTCATTTCAGCAGGCGCGGCGAGGCCGTTGGTTTGCTCCTGTTCAGTTGAGCACAGCGTGGTTACGTCGATATCCCCTTTCTGCCCGCCGGTGAAGGTAATCTCCTTTGTTGCACAGGCTGCTTCCAGCCAGGTAACACCAGCCCCCGGGAAACCTGAGGCGTTAAAATCCTCGGCGGTTACGGGTGCGTCGGAGACGGCAAAAGTCATCCCCTTTGTGACTTCATACTTACTGGTCATGGTTTCTCCAGTTAAAAAAAAGACCGCCTGAGCGGTCTGTTATGGTGGGTAAAGTTAAACCGTTATCTGAAATTCGAGCGTTGCCCGGTGATAGCGCAGATCAGGCTCATAGCCCGGCGTTTTCACAATGCTTTCCGGCTTCAGCACCTGCAGAGCATCAAGCGCCATATTCCTGATCGTGCGCGCTTCAGCGATGGTGCTGGAATAGACATCAACCTGCACAGAAACGGCAGATTCAGCCTGACCGCAAAGAACGTCTGCGGCCACGTCGGTAATAATCGAGAAAATTACCCAGGGCGGAGAGACTGAAGGCTTCCCGTCACTGCCGAGCGGTGCAACGTAGGGATAAACCTGCCCTCCAGCCAGCAGCGCCAGCAGAGGATAGAGATCGTCTTCCGTCATTTGCTTAATGCCTCGTCAATGGCCTGGTTCATGCGTCTGATCGCGACCTCCGTCGCCTGCTCCTGGCGAACATCGAACGCGGGACGAATGAACGGATGCGGCGGCATGTTAACGGTACCCATTTCGACGAATCGCCAGTAAAAGGCATTTCTCGGGTTATTCCC